GCAGAAAACTCAATGCGCTGGTGCGTAAGAACGTACAAAAGATGGATGGTGCTTAAAGAAGCAGCCGAAAATGAAACACATCTTGATTTTGAGTTTTGGCTTGACGGGAATGTTGATTGGTTTGAAGACTACTTATACAACAGGGGTGTTTATGCGGATTCATAACGTAGAGCAAGGCTCAGAAGAGTGGTTCGCTCTAAGACTAGGCGTACCCTCTGCTAGTAGATTTAAAGACCTACTGACTCCCACAGGCAAGTCTAGTGCCAGTGCAGAGAAGTACATGCATGAACTGCTTGCAGAGAAAATGTCAGGCAAACGATTTGATAGCTTTGACACCTTCCACATGAAGCGAGGGCGAGACCTAGAACCGGAGGCGGCGAATGTATTTAGCTTCCAGACCGATTTAATCTGCCGAGAGATCGGGTTTGTAACCAACGACGAGCAAACTGTTGGTTGCAGCCCTGACAGGCTAATCCAAGATCTGTCTGGGCTAGAAATCAAGTGCCCGATGCACACTACGCATGTGAAGTACCTGATTGATTTTCACAACAAGAACGAAATGCCATCTGAGTATTACGCTCAAGTGCAGGGGACGATGATGCTGATGGACTTACCGGACTACTGGTTCATGTCTTATCACCCTGACTTACCCAACCTAATCATGAAAATAAATCGTGATGATAAGTACATCGCTAACCTTTCAGCGGCGATTGATAAATTGCTGGAAGATCTTGAAAATAACTTAACTCTCATAGGGAGAATTTAATGCAGTATGATAACCGTGGACAAGTCTCAATGTGGAAAAGCGACCGAGCGAATGGACCTACCTTGTCCGGCAAAGTTGTGGCTCACAGAGACATCAAAGAAGGCGAGACTTTAGACATCGCTTTGTGGCGGCAGGACGCTTCTGGCAACCAACCCATCATGAAGGGCAAGATTAACGATGTCTGGGTGCCTAGCCAACCTAAAACGTCTGGACCTGCGCTCACTGGCAAGGAAGTTTATGACGATGTCCCGTTTTAATTTTGGTAAGTCGCTAAGATTGGGCCAAGTGATCAAGGGGGTGAGTTCTACGGAACTCGCTACCCAGCTTGGTATCACTAAACAGCAGGTCTCTCAATGGAGATACAGGGAAGACGCGAAGCTTTCTCTGGTAGACAAAGTCTCCAAGCAGCTAGGCATGCACCCGTTTGATTTTCTGGAGTTGGACGATGATAACTAAACTGTGGGAAGAGATAAAAGCGATCTTTGAAGACTTAGTTGATGAGTTCTGGAAGGGCAACATCTCATGAACGGTCAGTTCTGGATGATTAATAACCGCAAGGACATTGACACCGTCCTGCGGTTTTTTCGCCGCCACCTTGAAGATTGGAACTACGAGAGACCTGTGGCGTGGAAGTTGGAAGCATATTCCACAGCTAGATCTTTGAGTCAGAACTCTCTATTCCACATGTGGTGCGGAGAGATGTCTAATCACTTCTCTGAGAAGGTTTCTGTCACGCCCGAAGACATGAAGAAGCTGATGAAGAACGAGTTTCTGGGCACTGAGGACGTAGTCGTAGGCAAGACAACGATTCCTAATCAGTTGAGATCAACACGGTCTTTGGACAAGGGAGAGATGCATCAATTCATGGAACAAGTATTTCATTGGGGCATTGATCACGGGGTACAATTGACCAATCCTAAAGACAGTGAGTTCCAACGTGCCAAAAACGGCGAGATCTAAATGCTTGACTGCTTTTCAATTGCTGAGAAGACTAGAAGAGGCAGATGATAACGGGTTCTGCGAGTGTGTCACTTGCGGGAAGGTCCAACACTATACCACGGTTCACGGTGGGCATTTTTTACCGAAAGGAAGTAGTTCTTTCTACGCATTTGATTCCAACAACGTTTGGCCGCAATGTCCTGGATGTAACATTTACGGGATGAAACACGGTTCAGCGGCGCAAGTTTATACTTTGTTTATGATCCGCAACTTCGGAAAAGACCATGTAGATCACATGCTTGCAAATCAGCGGACAACCGTTAAGCTGTATGCCCAAGACTACAGGGATATGTTGGCAGACTTTAATGCCCGAATTAGGGAAGAAAAGAAAAGGATTGGCGTGCTTTGAATGCGGCATCCAAGCCGATCACGCTCACCACGTTGTACCCAAGATTTTGGGCGGTACAAAGACTATCAATCTCTGTGCGCCATGTCACTCAAAAGTGCATTCGCCTCACCTTCTGAGAACGTCAGAACTCACCAAACTAGGCATGCAGAAGCGGCGAGAGAAAGGCGGGACAATCGGACCCATTGCCAGTTTCGGGACCAAGCATGTCAACGGTGTGGTAAAGATAGTAGAAAAGGAACAAAAGATAATCAAGCAAATGATTGCGATGAAAGAACAAGGTCTAAGCTTGAGAAAAATTGCAAAGCATTTTGCAGACAAAGGTATCAAGAATAGATATGGAAAGCCATTGAACGGCAGGAACGTCTATTACATTTTTAGGAGGCTATGATGCCAAATGCAACGGAACAAGAATGGAATCAATTGAAATGGCTGGCGGTGGAGAAACCACCACATTACAACGAAGGCGAGATTGAGTGCATTGATTACATCAAACAACAGCTAGGCGATCAATTTGGCGCTTATCTGTTGGGTAATTGCCACAAGTATCTCCACAGGCATAAGTACAAGGGATCTGCTTTGGAGGATCTGAAAAAGGCTCAGTGGTATCTAAACAAGTTGATCGGAGAAACTAAGTGAGGCTAGATTACATCACAAAGATAGCACCACAACCTCTGCACAAATATCAATATGGGTTAGACAAACAAGTTTGGCACATGAGCTATCACGATATTGAACACTTAGCGATCAGTACGTTCATCATGCAAGTAGTTCGTCCTGAGGTTAGCAAGGAAATGGTAAAGAAAAATATTAAGCAGCTTGTGTTTGCGGAGGCAGGGTGTTAGATTGAATGTGTCGGCGAGATTAGCAGTCTCTTTAATGTCCGATTGCAAGCAGGAAGAATCGTGGTCACAACCGACACGATTGAATCCTACCATATCTGCAATCCTCATCAAAGACTTTCTCTCCGACTCCAAGCACATGGATACGTCCGCTTAACCGCGTCTCCCACCATGTTAAAAAAGGGGAACCAGCAAGTCTTGGAGGGTATGAGTGGACTAGAACGCGAGCCTAGATTGGGAAACCTTGGGCGATACGCAGACTAGTCGGGAGTGACCTCGCTGGGCGGTTTGTAAATCGTAATCACTCCAGGCAGAGCTTTGCAAAGTAATCTGCTCCAGATGCACGACGATCTCGTCTCAATTTGCATTATGGCAATCACTAAGAATGCATTTTTATGCTTTCTTGGGTAAGTATTGCCAGAATTTACTCAAATCTGAACTCATTCGCATTATCAAAGAAATGTTAATAAGGAGAAGAGATGTACAAGGAAAATAACGAAGACTTCAGGCAACGTTGGAGAGAAAGTCACAAGGTAGTTGAACTAATCGCCATGACGATGCTGAGAAAAGGCGCTTGGGTGCAGATCCTTCCACAGGAATTAACGCCGAGCTTTGAGGAGCGACACAAGTACTCTGATAACGGTGATCTCAAGATTATCAGGAAAGGCAAGGAGGAGGTCTGCGAGGTCAAAGGGTCAGGATACGAGTTTAAAAATAACAGGCACCCTTTTCCTACCGCATTCCTGTGTAATAAATGGTCGTTTGACAAAGCCGATCCGAAACCTCGTTACTATTTCATAGTTTGCAAAACACGCAAAGCGGTGCTGATCTTTGATACGAAAAAAGACCGTGAGCATATGAAGGTCGTTGAGGTGACTGACAGAAAGCGGCCCAGGCCTGAGACTTATCAGGCTTATTGTGTGGACTCAAGACTTCTCCTATATCGTGAATTAAGTTAACAAATCAGTTGACATCCATATTTGTTGTTGAGATACTCGTTACACATATTCGGTCCAAAACTTTCAGCGTGTTTCACCATGACCTCAAATAAAACTGGAATAAACTACGCCGAGAGGGTGCGATGCCCTCACCACTAATCAAGGAGAAGAGTGATGGGAGAAATAGTAGAGTTTAGAGATCCTGCGATAGACAGGATGGACGAGGTTTTAAAGAAGCACTGGGACGAAGTGTTTGAGTTGATTTATGACGAGCGTTTAGATCCTAGCGCGACAGCGGGGCTGAACTTTCACATGGGCTTGGAAATCGTTCGTCAGGTAATGGGTACAGCGATGACGCAAGAGGAAATGAAGGACTTTGTGTTGAACGCTGTTGAGATGCACTTTGATGATTAGAGACCATCAGAGACTAGCGATACGGATGCTGCGGCAGTCTGTAAGAGAGGGGAACAAGAAGTCAGTACTAGCGGCACCTTGTTCGTTCGGTAAAACCAGAGTGGCAATGGAGATCTTGAAATCGGTCGTTGAGAACGGCAAGACAGGGATCTTTATTTGCGACAGAATCAAATTAGTTGATCAAGCGTTGCAGGAGTTTGACCGTGCAGGCATTAGATGCGGGGTCATGCAGGGTGATCACTGGCGAACAGATCCAAGTGCGCCTGTTCAGATAGCGTCTATTCAGACGTTGGCGAGAAAAAGATACCAGCCTATTTTTCATGTTGCGATTGTTGATGAGTGTCATACTCACTACAAGGCGATGACTGAACTCATGGATAAAAACAGCAATGTTATTTTTATCGGGTTGAGTGCCACGCCTTACTCTAAAGGATTGGGTCAACATTACACTGATTTAATCGTGCCAATCACCACCAGAGAACTGCTAGAAAAGGACTATTTATGTCCTGTGCGTTACTACGGCGGCAGAACTGTTGATCTGAAGGGTGTAAAGACTAAACGTCTCTCAACCGGAGGTGTAGACTATGATCCTAAGAGTCTATCTGAAGCGATAGACAAGGATGATAAATTAGCCGGAGACATCATTGAAAACTTTAAACGGTACGGTAAAGGGCAAACAATCGCATTCTCACCATCAATCAAACATTCAAAGAAGTTGGTGGAGATGTTCCAGAGCGAGGGCATCACGGCGGAGCATATTGATGGATACATGGATGAAGAAGAAAGACAAATCCTCTTTGAAGCGCACGACGAAGGCGAGTTCCAGATCCTAAGTTGCTCTAGGTTATTGAACACTGGATACGATGCGCCGAAGGTTCAGACCTTGATAGATTGCTTCAGCACCAAGAGTTTAATCTCGTTCATTCAACGTGCGGGACGCATCGCAAGATTACATCCTGACAAAGAAGAAGCCATTTACTTGGATCACGCAGGTAACGTCACCCGACATGGATTCCCCGAGGATGTTGTGCCTGAGTCGTTGGACAATGGTGAGGTTAAGTTTGACGAACGAGAGTTGGTCAAAGAGAAGAAAGAACCTGATCTCGCAGTGTGTCCGCAGTGCTATCAACATTATGTGGTCAAGTGTGCTTGTGGTTACGAGCGTCCCGTGAAGGAGATGCTAAAGAGTGATGACCAGATCCTCAAAGAACTCAAGAAAACCAACAGGGAGGCTACCACAGAGGACAAGGAAATCTTCCTTGGTGAGCTGCAATTTTATGGTAGACAGAAAGGCTTTAAATCAGGTTGGTCCTCATGGGCTTATAGATCAAAATTCGGTGTCTGGCCCAACAAGATAGCTCCTCAAGCGACAATTCATGTATCGCAAGATACGCAAAACTACATCAAACATTTACACATTAAGAGGGTGAAAAGTGCTATCTGACATTCTACAGCGATTAGACAAAGTAAGAAGACAGGGCGATAGATACAGAAGTGTATGTCCGGTCCACGATGGAAACAATCCAACTGCGTTATCGTTGCGGGAAGAAGATGGCAAAGTATTGATTCATTGTTATGCGTGTTTAGCCACTGGACCTGAAGTCGTAGAAGCGTTGGGTCTGTCGGTCAATGTTCTGTTCAGAGACGAGAATAGAAACGTTACTGACATTCCTCGTAAGGTGTTAGAGAAAGCGCAGGAGGATAAATGGTTCATAGAACTCTATGAGAACGAAAAGGAGAAGGGAGGCAAAATTGCTTACACAGATTACAAGCGGTACAGGTTAGCGAAAGAGAGGGTAAAGCTGATAGCGTGAAGGCTATCCCACGGTTTACTATCCCACGGTTTAAGGAGAAGAAGATGGAAGCAACAAAAATTGAGTTACTGCAAGCTTGGATGACGTTGGTCAAGGTCATTGATCATGAGAAGGTAGATCCGTTTCACAGGCAGATTGTGCCTGATGTCTTGGATCTATTAGATGATTTGCAGAGGAGCAAAAATGAGAAGTTGTAGAAGAAAGGAGTGTGACTTGGATTTACCTGAAGGCGCTCACGCGAGTAAACGATATTGTTCAGATGAGTGCATGAAATTATCTCGTCAAAAGAACCAGCGCGATGCCAACGACCTTTGGGAGCAGAAATCTCATCCGACATGGGATTTCTTTAACGCGACAAGAACATTAAAAATTGCATGGGTGAAGACATGAAATTAAGAAGAGACACAAAGAACATCGTTCCTAAATTGGCAACGGCGCTAGAAAAAGAGTCAGCCAGGAATGCGATGGTTGATCAGTTAGAAGACTTCTTTAAGAGAGGCGGCAAGATCCAAGAAGTCAAACAGGGCGCAACCGCGTTACATTTTGGCCGGACCAAGAGGCAGCAGGATGACCTGCTTGCGAAGGGTAAGGCCGGAGCCAAAGCAATGAAGAAAACTAAGTGACAGATAAGCAGTTAAAGATGTTAAAGATGTTATCCCGATTGGACAATTGCATCGTCGTTTTTGAGGACGATTCGGTTTACACGGTCAAGGATAACGAAGTCAGAAAAGTTCATTTGTCAAGTACTACAAAATGGGTTTTTAATTTAAAGGAGAAAGAAGAATGAAGAATAAGATGAACAAGGTAATAAGGTTAATCGGTGAGATCGGTGAGAGATTCTACTATCCGATCATGGCAGTAGCGGTGGTGTTCCTATTTGCGGCTGTCGCTACCTCGGTTAGCTGATGTTGTGCGGCGAGTGTTGGTTGCTGTTCGGTGATCCAGTTTGCAGAAATTGCCAAGATCATGTGCTAGAATTTGAGGATGAGCAAAGTAACGAAAATCCTCAACAACAGTGTGGAGAAGACGCTTAAAGACTTGGCGAAAGATGCTCGCGATGGCAGGTTGACGTATTTCCACATGCTCGCGCAATATGAAGACGAGGAGTACGTCACTTGGCGTAGGGTTGACGTAGGCGAGAAGTCCTATGATCCGCAACATCTATTAGCTGAGATCGGTCAGTACAACGTCCTGACGCAGAATATTTTTTTGGAGATATGCGCTCAAACAGAAGGGGAAGACGATGAAGGTATTGATTGATCCTCATGCGTTAGAGAATTTGCTTGGACCTATGACGAAACAGGCACCGTTCGTTGCTCAGAAGGCGATCAACGACACGCTGTTTCAGGCTCGTAAAGACCAGTTGCAGAAGATGAAGACCTCTATTGATAAGGGCGCTAATTCATGGACAAGGAGGTCGTTACGCTACTACAAGGCCAGTAAGAACTTCTTAAAGGGGACTCTGTACTTTGATGCAACTCGTCCTTATATGAAGACCATCATTGATGGCGGTACGGTAAAGCCAGAAAACAGCGAATTTCTTGTAGCGCCCGTTAAAGGCAGGATGAAGCTAAACAAGTTTGGCAACATCAGGCGAGGCAGGGTAAGAGCATTAGCCAATAAGCCTAATTACTTTGTGGGTACTCCAGGCGGCTCCAATGATCTCAAAAAAAGAGGTCTTTACAAAATCAAAGGCAGGGGCAAGAACAAAAAGCTTGAAAGAATGACCTACCAGAACGAAACACAGAGACCTGCAAGAACGACATATAAAGGCCCAGAATTCGCACAGGAATTCATAAAGAAAAGGCTTGAGCGCAATATAATTCGCGCAGCAAAACGAGCAATAGCCACCGCCAGGTGAAGGCTATCCCACAGTATGAAAATAGCGATTGACTACGATGACACTTACACGCTGGACCCTGAAGGTTGGGAGCTTTTCATTTCGTTGATGCAGTCCAGAGGTCATGAAGTTGTCTGTATTACTAAGCGTTATAGGTCTTTACTTCAGGAAGTGATAGATACTGTGAGCGTTCCGGTAGTGGGAGCTTCTAGGTCCAAGTTAGAAGCGGCAAGAATGTCAGGTCATAAAATTGACGTATGGATTGACGATAAGCCTCAGACAATAATCCCGCAAAGAAAAATCAGATAACTATCCCACGGTTAGCGACAGTGGAATGATAGTACTCCCCCTAAATGCTAATAAAGTGATAAAACCTACCAAACGTGTAAAAGGTGATAAACCCGACAAACCCAGACAGGACGGGGCTTAACTGTTTACCCTGTCGCAAAAGTATTCCCTGGCTGTTTCGGTTTTACAGGTTTGTCGGTTTTTCCTGGGGGTCCGGTTTATCGCGGCTATCCAACGGCTATCCCACGGTTTACCAAAGCTATCCCACGGTTTACCAAAGCTATCCCACGGTTTACCAAAGCTATCCCATGGTTACCATTTCCCCCCTGAAATCACCTGAAATACCCCAAAATCACCTGAAATCGTCCTGAAATCACAATCTCCATATAAATCAATGACTTAGCGGCATTCTGCTGTTTATTGTTTCTATAAGTGAACAATGGCCACTATGAGTAACAATCAATTGAATAGTTAATAAATTCGTTTACTATGGTGTTCATCCAATGACGGATAACAACGGGAGAAAAAATGTTTACTTACCTACTACCACCCATCGCCCTCGCAATATTTTTCTTAGGAATTGCATTAGTGGCTAATACTATTTGTGCAGGCCGGTCAGGTTTCTGGAGCGAAAACACGGGCGTGAGCTTAGTTATGTCAAGCTTCGGTTTCGGTTTGTTGCTGGGCTGGTTTATTTCAGTTTCACAATATGGACTATAGGAGAAGACAGAATGACAATTCAGGCAATTGAGATTAAGTATTTAGGACCAACTGACACAAAAGGTTCACGATACAAAGCAAAGTGTCAAAGCGGTTCATTCACTCATCATTATGAATATGAATACACCCCAGAAGAAAACGCATTACGAGCGGCAAAGGGTTTGCTAAAGAAGCTTGATTGGTTTAACGATTTGGAAATTGAAGGATTTGGCGGCATTACTAGCGGTAAATTCGTCGCTACTCTTCGCAAACGTTCAACTTATGGAGACGAATAAATGAGATATCACCTAACAGCAATTTCAAGCAACAAGAAGACCGGACCGATCCCCGTATCAACCACAAGCGCGGAAACTTGTCCGCCAGCTTGTCCTTTTAATGATGGAGCATGCTATGCAAAAAGCGGCCCGCTCGCTTTACACTGGAAAAAAGTAAGCGAAGACCAACGGGGTGATGATTTTGATACATTTATATCTAAGATTAAACAGCTCCCCAAAAATCAGTTATTCCGACACAATCAAGCCGGAGACTTGTTCGGATCTGGTAACCGGATTAATTCCGCACAATTGCAAAAATTCGCTATTGCCGCCAAGCGTACAAACTGTTTCACATATACGCACAAGCCCGCGACACAAGCCAACGTCAAAGCGATACGCGAAGCAAACCAGCATATTACTATCAACCTATCAGCTAACAATCCGGCGCATGCGGACGAATTGCTGGCGCATGGTCTTCCTGTGGTAACTGTATTACCAACTGACGCGGGAAAGAAAGAAAGAACCCCACAAGGCAAAAGAATAGTTACATGTCCGGCCACCACATCAGACAAAGTAACTTGTTCATCTTGTGCGCTTTGTTCAGTCAAAGATCGGTCCTATGTGATCGGGTTTCCGGCTCACGGTACAAGTAAGAAAAAAGCAAACTTAATCGCATCAACGGGAGAATAGAAAGATGAAAATTGAAATATCAGGTTACGAATTAAAAATTGCAATTGATGAATATTTTGCCAAGCGTGGCATTGACTGCAATTTTGGAGACGGCGAGTATCACGAGATGTCGTTTTCAACGACTGAATACAAGCGCGAAGTGAAGAAGCATAAAAACGGAAAGCCAGTGATGCAAACGATCAACGGCCACAAGCTGCACGTTTGGCAAACCATAGAAACAAAAGAAGTTTGGCATTCATTCGACGAAGATAACGATTTTTCAATCTATATGGAGGCTTAAACAATGCAAAAGATAATAGACGAAGTTTATCAGGCTTTAAAGGACCGAGATATTCACCCGAGCGGCACGTTTGACAATGGCGGGCGTTTCTACGCCGCTAATCAAGACTTAATTTTTGTTCGCTCTCCATCGCGTAAATGGCCTTTTTCTCATATGCAGGCATGCAGAACAAAGAAGTATGTTGAGAAAGTTTGCGCTAAGTTTGATTGTCAGACATTAGAAGAATTGAAAGGGAGAGTTTAAACAATGCAATATGCAATAAGATTTGTACCACCAGAACACGTTCAAGCTGTACGGGATATCTTTAAGAATCAGGGACAGCGCACCACAATCAAAGGCAGAGGGCCGCGTTCGGGGATAGGTGAATACCGAGAGTGTGCCAAGTCAAAAATTAAACACTTCACCGTCTATATTTATGATGAAAAAGGCGTAAACGATAGCAGGATATATTTTGATTTCAACGGCATTCAATCGGGTAAGTTTCACATGAGACACCACCACCAACAACCAGCAATGCATAATGTTAGATACGAGGGCGAATCATGAGAGTATTAAACCTATACGCGGGTCTAGGCGGTAACCGTAAACACTGGAACAATTGCGAAGTGACAGCGATTGAATACACACCAAAAATAGCAAAGGTCTATCGGGATCAATACCCGCAAGATACGGTGGTGGTCGCGGACGCGCATCAATACTTGCTAGAAAACCACCAGGATTTTGATTTTATATGGTCTAGTCCTCCATGTCAGTCGCACAGTCGCATGATTAGGTCAGGCCGTAATAGACGATCAAGATATGTTGACCTCAAGCTGTACGAGGAAATAATGCTATTACAGGCAGACTTTAAAGGTCAATGGTTAGTGGAGAACGTTGTACCGTGGTATGAGCCATTGATATCGCCAACTAAGAAAGTCGGGAGACACTTATTCTGGTCTAACTTTGACTTTGATGTCATCGACCCGCCCAATATAAAAGGATTTATCAATCAGGGAACAGTCAAAGATTCAGAGCGTTTAAAGCAATGGCTGGGCATTGAATACGAGGGGAATATCTACTATGACGGCAACCACTGCGCGTCACAGGTCTTGCGTAACGCGGTACATCCTGAAATCGGAAGGCAAATCATGGACTGCATGCTAGATAAACGGGGTGACAAGTGAGAAAGTCAATATTTGACCCCGAATGCGCCGATGACATGACGCTAAGAGACGCGGCGATATGGACTAGCATCATGCTAACGTTAACCTTCGGGTTTGCAATGATCATTTAAAGCGCAACAAGTAACCAAGAAAGCCGGACTTGATCCGGTTTTTTTGTGCCCGTCGTTTGCTCAACCATCCCATAACATGAACGCCGCTCATGTTGAGATCATCCAATAGCCCGCTATCCGGCCCTATCCGCACCCCGTCAATCAATCCCGCACAGGGAATTCCTTTATAAATCAATACCTTACAGATCAAAAGGTACTCTGGAAAAGTA